TCTGGTTAAGTAGTTGTATTTGAAAAGTGTCGCCTAAATAGTTAAAATTTTTGTCAGAATTCATATGTATAGTCCGTTATAATTTAATAAATATTACACCTCAAGCGGAAGTCCAAGGTAATCAAAAGTTAATTTTCTTTCGGAAAAAATGTCAGTTAGATCCCTTAATATACTTTTTAGGTACGGGCGGACATCTACAGTGTATCTTACCTTCGGCGGGTATAGTTTCGCGTCAAACTGTCTATGACAAATTGTCTCATTATCAATCTTAATATACATATTGAAGTTCTCCGGACCCTCAGTCATTGACGTGTTCATAATGGTTGGGTCTTGGATGATGTAATCCATATTGTCCAACATATACGTGGTTGTTTTCATCTTCAAACTATACTGAAGTTGGTTTTGAATACCACTCATCAACTCATATAACTCCCAAGAGTTCTTAACCCGGTGGTTATAACCTTTCACGTTAAAAAATCTTTGGACAATGATGATGTCATTTAATGTCAACAAAAATTCCAATTTAATTGCGTCCTGTTCTTTCATACTTTTTTGTTTTTGAATTTTGATTTTTCTTTTCTTGTTATTTTTAAAAATGGTTTGAGAAAATTAATCCAAGCGTCGTCTTGTTTTGGTAGATACTTAAACAATCCATCCTCCATCATCATCTTCATCAGGTTCTTATATCCTCTATCCTCCGGATCCAAACTATCTGAATAATAAGTTTGAACCATTTCTTTTGCCTGTTCTGTTAATAAAGGATTAGAGAGATCAATAATACTTTCATTTATCTGAAAGAATTCGTCACCATAGATTCCGGATTTCGTCTTTCCGGTTAGAAGATTCTTGATTGCTGAGTTGTTTTTATCTTGTTCAAAAATTTGTTCCGCTCTTGTTAAAATATCGGAAATAGTTATCTTATCTTCAAGTATTTCGGGAAATAATTTTACTAAAGTTTTTTCACCCATATAGTATATACCATCTATATTGTCAGACCTGTCTCCTGATAGAATCTTGAATGTTGAAACATTATAATGTGGAACTTCAACTTCTTTCATAGGGATTTTATCTCCAACCTTATAGGTTTTCTTTGTATTAGGTGAGTAGATTGATACTTTGTCGGATATCAGTTGTGTAAGGTCTCTGTCGGCTGAAAAGATGACCTTATTTTCGTCTTCAGAGATTGAACAGTAATATGCGATCATATCGTCTGCCTCGTTGCCATCAACGTCTAATTGCCTTATAAACACCTCCTCCAAATACTGTTTGATTCTTTGTTTCTGTCTTTCAAAAGACGCTAACTTATTTTCTTCTAATGGAGTTCTCCGGTTGAGTTTATATTGGGGGTAGATAAGTTTTCTTTTGGATGCGGACTCTTCACCATCCCAAAATACAACAACCTTATCAAAGTTTTGCTCCTGAACGAATTTTCTGATTGTATTTAGAAAGTGAAATATTCCACCAACGTGTTCTCCCTTATGGTAGAACTCTTTTACTCCGTGGAACCCTATTTTTAATAAATTATTTCCGTCAACTAATAATGTCTTGATCACACATCCTTGTTAAAAGATTAGAAAATGTTTTTATAAGTATAATACAAAAATAACTTAAATCAAATAAAAAACCCCTCACTAAGGAGGGGTTAATTTTATTCAGAAACTTCTTCAGATTCTTCAAGTTTAATTTCTCCGTCTCCGGATAAGATACCATTCCAATACTGAGAGTATTCTTTTTTGTATTTCTCCAAGGCATCTTTGTCGTCAGCAATATATCCCTGCGGAACCGCAATGATCTTACCATCTTTATAACCAAGACCATTTACGTGGTTTTTAAGAATTGATACTTTAGTTCTGATGGCATAAGATACTGTTCTACCATTTTTGGTTGCGGTGATGTGATTAATACCCGCTTTCTTTTGGTTACCAAATAAGAACACCAATGATGACGCCAACCATATCGCCTCTCCACCTTTTGCTTTGATCTCAGGTTGTCCAAATGGATTGTCAGGAAGTTCAACCCAAGGCTGATTAACCACAACAAGAGTATTATAATATGGATAATCTTCTTTCTTAGATTTTGTTATTCTTGAGTGGATTCCCATACCGATCTTATCAGCAAGAACACTAGCATTATGTTGCTTACCTCCCTTTCCATCGTAAGTCATCTTACAAGGAATACTACCAATAGAATCCCAACAAATAAGAAGGTTATATGGAACTTCTCCTTTTTCTTGTGCATCTAACAACTCATTAATGAAATCGGTTGCCTGTTCAATATAATCAAATGAATCATTGAATATAAAGTCACCATCCCATTCTCCGTTTTCATTTTTTTGAGCTTTTTTCTTTCAGTGATAATGAATACCGGAAGATCTCCTCTTTTTTGAGCATCTGCCGCGGCTAAGATCATAGCTGTTGTCTTACTACTATTGGTATGCCCCAAGAACATATTCACCCCACCCATTACAGGTCCGGGTATACCACAAGCATTATGAAACGCCTCACCACAATTGTAGTAGTTTGTTTCTTTGTATTTTGTTTTGGTTGAGAATTTGTCTTTTATACTACTAATCCCACCAATATCTTTTTTCTTAATTCCTGCCATAATTTATTTTTTATTTTCTTCTAAAAATTTATCTATCTCTGATTCAGTTAATGAGAGGTTTTTAATCTTTTCTTCAAAAAGTTTCATAAACTCATCTTCAAGTTCAATTGGTATATACTTTCTTTTGAGTTCCATTTTGATTGTTTGCCCATTTTCAGTATCAATTACCGGATTCATATAAAATACCATTTTGTATTTTGGTTCTTCCATAACAACCGACAATGGTGGTGTATCTTGTTTTTTCCCATCAACATCATCAAAAAATCCTCTAACTAAAACTGCTCTTTCACCTTTAACCCTATAGTCTTCAGGGTTATCTAACACCTTATCAAGTAAATCGTGAAGGTGTTGTCTTAAAATCGCCTCTCCATTCGCCATTTGCTCAATAAGAATTTTTTTCTTAGGTTCAAATGTTTTTGGATCATATAATGCGGGTGTTATTGCTGCACCATCTTTAACAGGTTCGTGAAGTTTTTTAGGATCATACATTTCAGGTGTAAGAGCAAAAGACAGAATATATCCGTTCCCTTTGAACTTTGACACATCAGATAATTTATATGTTGCTGCCGTTATCGTTCTACCTTCAAGTACAAAACTAGGAGAATTAATTATTTCAAGTGATGTTAATCCACTAAACTCCGGAAATTGTAATATCTTATCTTTGATTGGTTCCAAATCTTTTTTCCCATAAAGAGTATTATCAACCACACCAAAAGGTAAATGGTCTTTTTTATCATAGTTTTTTACTAACTCACTAATTAAATCTCTAATTTCCATAACATAATTTTAATGAAAAAAGGGTGAGGTTTTAACTCACCCTTGGTTTAGTTCATAGATTAGAACGGCAATTCAGAATCTGGATCTTCGTCCTCCTGTGGATCAACAGTTTTCGGTTTGGAACTTTTGAAAGTTACTTCACCTTCTTCATCGTTACCATAGACATAACCACCTTTGTCAGAATCCCATCTTGGTGTTTCGCCTCTTGCGATTGCTTCCAAATACTCGGTTGGTTTTTTGGAATAAACATCTCTCCAAGTGAGTTCGTCTTCCAACCAAAGTTTAGCAGTTTCTTTATCTTCAGATACCGGAGAAGGATCATCATACATTACAGTTTGAATTGTAGTGTATTCCTTACCTTTTGGAGTTTTTGCCTTTGTGAGTTCAATGATGAGATCTCTTCCTTTTTCAGGATCAGTGATATCACCCTTTGCTCTCCAAATAGGAATGATTTTATCTAAAACACCTTCGTTCTTATAATTGTGTTTGAATCTCCAAAACTTAACACCATCTTCAGGTTTATCTCTATCAATAACCTTAACGATGTAGAACTTTCTTGCCTTATATTGTTTAGCAAGTTCTTTGTCGGAATCTTTACCGGTGCCACTCAACTCTTCATAAACTTCGTTTAATGGAGATTTTTCGTTGTCGTTCTTTGCCGGATCGTAGAGTTTATTCCACTGACCACCAACCTGAACTTCGTGAAACCAAGCTTCAACAAATGGGGAACTACCGTCTTTTGTGGGGAGAATTCTAATTCTTTTTTGTGCGGATTTTTCGTTTTGAGTAAGTATTGCCGCGAAATACTTTTTCATTCTTTCCTCTTGAGTCATCTTACTTGACCCGGAAGAACCTGACTGTTTTGACTTTTCGTACTGAGCTAAGACAGAATCTAATGTAGACATCATAAAATTTAATTTAATAAAAAAAGGTTTAATTACGATATAAGTATAATCTAAATTAAACCTTTAGTCAAATTAAATTCCAAAATTCTTATCCATGTCTACACTGAAGGAATCTCTAATATCCTTGTCGGAGAAGTTTTCTACCTCATCTGATGTAAGAACATACTCATTTTTTCCTGACCTTTGAATATCTTGTTGTTTGTCGTCAAAGAAATCTGTCAATTTTTGATTAAAAGGTCCAGAATCTAAACTTCTAAGTTCTAATTTTTCTTGCGG